TTAGTATTCTAATGACTCCAATCGAGGTATACAAAACATACCTTGCATTCAAGAATCATTTCACAAAACCAAACTACGATTACCATCAATATTGCGGGAAGTCTAGAGCATCTAAAGAGGCATTCAACAAAAGAAAAGATCGATACTTCTTTGAAAGAATGTCTCGTAAAAAAACTGATGATGAAATTAAACTATACTTCCTCGCAAACTTTGTAGAATGTGATGATCCAACAAAACTTTGGATCGGTGAGATTATTGAATCAGGTGAAGAAAATTATGCAAATTGGTTGAAGAGATCTCAAAGTCTTTATTACCTATTCAAAACTGAATCAGAAGTTTTCTGCAATCGAGAAAACTTTGAAAACTTATTTACAATTAAGGGTGCAGGTCACCCAGAAATCCTTAGAAAATATTTACAGAAAGCTATTTCAATAGAGACCCTGGTGATCATGGATATGATCCTGATGTTCTCTAAAAACTTTGATAAGAAACTCATAGATCCAGTGTGGGAATCCGTCAGTTTACGAATTAAAAAGTATAAATCTTTCCTAAATATTGACAAGGAAAAGTATACTGCTACACTAAAAGATATCGTGTTATGAGTGGATTTTTTGAATCAGAAGTTGTAAGAAACGCCATCAAAGAGATGGAAGAACTTCAACAAGAAATTATTGAAGCCACATTCTCAGCACCATTAATGACACCCGAACAAAAACGGGAACATGTTGACTTAATGAAAACTTTTCTGGAAAAACAGAAGAACCTCTACTTTCGTCTAACTCTTTCTGATGATCCTGAAGCGATCTCGATGAAAGAACGAATGAAAGAAGCTGCGGAACTTCTGGGTTTTAGTGGTAACAATATCGATGAATTGTTTGCCACGATGGAAGAAACTCTAGATCGTCTAGATACAATTACGGAAGAGGATTGAACATGTCATATCAATATCACATTACTTCGAGGTACGTCTACCATAATGATGTGATAGTTGATATGTTTTTTATTAATGGTATTCCATTTACATTTGATGATATTCCTACAATCATGCAGGATGATCCTTATATTCAAATGGAAGCAAATGATAATTATTCCTATACCATCGACGACATGTATCGATGGTCAAATTATCTCGTACAGGAGGAGTGTCACCCACTCCTCTTTGAAATGGAACTCGCAAATCCAGAGGAACTTCCCAAAGACTAGGGCTTGACATCCCTTCTTGCGACCTGTAAGATAAAGTCGTCCCAAAGGCCAAATCCAAACCAATACGGAGAATACGAACATGTCTTTTGCTGATCTCAGGAAACAGTCCCGCGCCGGTTCGCTGACTGATAAACTGATCAAAAAAGTCGAAAAACTGAATAGTGGAGAGAAATCTGCAGATGATCGCTTCTGGAAACCCGAAGTAGATAAGGCTGGTAATGGTTATGCCGTTATCCGATTCCTTCCTGCACCTGAAGGGTGCGAACTTCCCTGGGCCCAAATGTGGAGTCATGCCTTCCAAGGACCTGGAGGTTGGTACATCGAGAACTCTCTGACAACGCTGGGACAAAAAGATCCTGTTTCTGAGTACAACCGCACTCTGTGGAATAGTGGTCGTGATTCTGATAAAGATATTGCCCGCAAACAGAAACGTAAGTTGTCCCACTACGCCAACATTTACGTTGTCGCAGATCCAACCAATCCTCAGAATGAGGGTAAGGTATTCCTTTACAAGTTCGGTAAGAAGATCTTTGATAAGATTACCGAAGCAATGCAACCTCAGTTTGCAGATGAAGAAGCTATCAATCCTTTCGACTTCTGGGCTGGTGCAAACTTCAAACTGAAGATTCGCAAGGTTGAAGGTTACTGGAACTACGACAAGTCCGAGTTCGATCGCCCTGGTGCTCTTCTGGAAGATGATGATGCACTGGAGAAGATCTACAACAACCTGAACGATCTCAATGAGTTCTCTAAGGCTGACAACTTCAAGACCTATGAGGAACTGAAGAAGCGTCTGGACTACGTTCTTGGTCACAAAGGTACTCCTAAGTTCCAAGATCAAGAGACCGTTGAAGAAGATCGTCAATGGGAAGCAGAACGTCGTGGAGACTTCTCCGAACAACGTTCTCAACCCAGTTTCACCGCACCTAGTAGTGGTGGTTTCAATGATTCAGACATCACTCCGCAAGCTTCAACAGAAACTGATGAAGATGCAGACGATGCTCTGTCTTATTTCCAAAAACTCGCAGAGAGTTGATTCCGAAAGGGAGGTTCAAACCTCCCTTTTTTAATGTCAAGAGGTTCCAATGAAGATAGTAGATGACTTTCTAACCACCGATGAGTGGGAGAGTATGTTAAAGACCTGTGAGATCATTGTCGATCTCTATAAACGTCCAGACACTCGCGGAGAGAGTCCTGAAGACTATTCTGGGAACACTCATGAGACTTTAGATGTCTACGAACAATGGAAGACTCCCTACCCGCCTTACATGACATATTCGTTGGAACAGATCCAACAATGTAGAGATGTCTTGTTCAAGAAAAAGTGTTGGGAGTCTTTTCTTCAAAAGAATTGTGAAGAAGTAGGAAATATAGTTGGTAAACCAGTTACCCCTACAGATATTCGTGTCTGTAAGGTTGAAGAATATGATGAGAAAGATATTGAATTAAATGTAAGAAAACATGAAAAATTCGGGTACATGGATAACGTACCACATGTCCATCTTGGAGATGATCTAGTTTATAGTTCTGTTTATTACATCCAGAATCCAGACAAAGAGTATGGAACTGTCATTGAAGACGAGACTTTAGTCTATGGTGTGGAAAATAGATGTTTATTCTTTGATGGTTCAAAGATTATGCATTGCGGGGTCTGGCCACCTTCCGAAGAAGTTGCAGACTACCCACGATACATAATCGCAATGAACTTTAAATGCCAGTAAGTTTTGGATTATAAGTTCTCTTCAGTTTGTCATTGACGAAGTTCTCAGTCTCGGGATCATACTTCATGAGAGTCTTAAGTTCTGCTAAGACTGCTGATAAGAATTCTGGTTTGATGAGAGTGATGATACTCTTTGCATCATTCTCTTGGATCTCCACTTCATAGTTTGTAACTGGAGTAGCCATATCTCTACCAGGGATGGATCTAATACGACCACCAACAGACTCTAGATATCTAAATTCTTGAGAGATCTTCTCCTCCCATGTAGTACCACTCCATTTCCAAGTTCTACCGATTTGAGAGTAGAAGTCATCTACAAAGACTCTTTGAATGTCTGGTGCTGGACCAATCGTGAATACAGGACTATTGACATAGTTTGCACCACCATCAATCATACGGATTGTACCAATACCTCTATCGGGTTCATCATTCAATATAACTTCAAACGTACCTTGTCTGAATTCCTGTGCAGGAGTAATAGTAATTGATGGAGTAAAGGTATATCCAAATCCTGCATTGGTAATTGTCAGAGTATCAATCTGACCACCATCTAACGTAAGTGCTGCTGTTGCTGTCACTGCTGGGAATGGTTGACCAATAGTAATTGTTGGTGCCGCAGTGTATCCACTACCAGTTCTAGTAATCTGGATTTGATCAACTTTTCCTGCACCATCAATTAGTGCAATACCTTCTGCACGGGTTGTCATCAGGTATTCTTTTGCTCGGTTCGATGCACCATCGAATACTAAGAACTTCTCTTCGTTTTCTGCAAGATAAACATCAACAGGTTCATTTGCTTGAGAACTTACGTTGAAAGTCTTTGCATAGGTTAGAGTTTGGATGTTATATGGGAATCCAAAATCAAGTTCATAAAGAGAAGTTGTTGTTTCATCAGTAACGAACATTTTAGATCCATCAGATTTAATTGTAAATCCAGTGAAGTCTAAACCTGCACCAATGAGTGTATTCAGATTAACTTGAGGTACATTGAATAGAGTGTTGACCGATGTAATCTGATATGGAGTGGATAAAGTATAAACTTTTAGAATCTGACCTGTGATTTGATAGAGTAGAGTTCCATCATTATTGAATCTAATTGCACTAGGTTCGGTTACAATAAGTTCCGAGTTTTTGGTTGCAGTGTTTAGATTATGAGGTGTTGATAGAACATATTCTGCAATCTTATAAGTAGACGCCTGACCACCAGAGACGAACAACTTAGATCCAGTTGGATTCATTTCCACACCAGTTGTGAAAGTGAAGTCTGCACTTACATCGAGATCATTAACTGCAAAGATGGTAGTTGCTTCGTATGCATTACTAACATTGAATGCCTTGATCTGATTAGTACCAGTCAAACTTGCGGTGTATAACTTACCACCATCAGCACTGAGAAATGCACCTTCAATATCATTACCAAGATTAATGATGGATTGTTGAACATAAGATCCACCCATGAAGTTGGGGGATTTGGAGAATGTAACTGCTGGTGCAGTAATACCATAACCAATGCCAGGTGTCAGATCTGTGATTGCTGCAACTCTATCAAAGTTATTACCAATACCTAACTCACAAGTTGCTGCTGCAGCAACAGATTGAATTGGAGATTCAATTACAACAGTTGGAACAAAGTTATATCCCAAACCTGGGTTAAAGGTTGCGATTCCAGTTACTGCAAATTGATTCATGGTAACACTTGCAGATGCACTAGATGTTGGTGCTGGTGCAGATAGTGTTACTTCAGGAACTTCAGTGTAACCTGCTCCTGGATTAACGATAAAACCACCTACAATCGAGTTGCCTGCACCGATAATAGGGTTGATCTGTGCATCAGTACCAGAGACATAGATTGGAGGGAAAGTGATGCCTGGAGGGTTTCCATCGATGGGAACATAAACTGGTGCATTATAGAAAGCCTCGTCTACTTTGAGACCTCCTGGGAACACAAGTCTATTGAAATCATCTCTGATCTCTCTGGTTTCATAATATGCAATCGCATTGAGTTCTTCTTGATTGGGATATTTTTCATCAAGGTATCTCTTAAATGCAACAGGATCAAGAGGCCATTCGTTCTCTAGATTAGTGATATTATTTGAGAGTAGGACTACCCAGTCAAGTTCTGGATCACCATAGTATCCTTCTGCGATAGTGTCGGGTCTTTCTCCTGGATCAATTCTATAATCCTCAAAAGCACTGACGGCACCAAGGATATCTTCTCTAATTTTTACTCTCTTAAACAGATTAGTGACGATATGAGTCTCATCACTAGAAGTTTCATTCTTAGTTCTGTTTAGGATCTCTAATTGTGGAAAGTACTTAAAATATGCCATGGGTTACCAACCTACTGCGTTGTCTGATACTGGTCTAAGATTTTTATTTTCACCTGCTACACCAATATAATCTGTATCGAAGATTGGTTCTAGTTCTTGGAAATCGCATGAGAATTGAACTTGAACGGGTTGACCATCAGTATATGCTGCCCAAAGACCATCTGGAGTATAATTACATCCAAATTTCTTCAATGCCATCGGTTTCATCATACCGACAGCTGGGTTCTCCACAATATCACCATTTATATTAGTCATGAATTTCATTTCAAATATATCTGGAGTACCCAAGAAGAAAGAAGTTCCTCCAGCCACATTTGCACTTCCCCCACCAGTCTTTTTCTTTGCTGCCATATTAAATTTGAAATATCTAATAATCTTTCTAATTTGATCAGCTTCTTCTGGATTTCTTGGTGACATTTTATAAGTGAAGGTAAAACTTCTCATTGTTACACCTTTGAAGAGAAGTTCATTGTTATTGTTTGGAATAATACCAGACTTTCTTGCAAGAATCGATTCAGGACTGACTGCATAACCAGC